AGCAACTTGCTACACAAGAAACTAACCTGGCTAAGAAGACCCAAGCTGGCATGGCAGCTAGGCGTGGCGGTGGCTTGCGTCAACTGCTTTCGCAAGAGAGACAAGACAGCGAGTTAGGCGTTACATCTAAGCTCGGAGGAATGTAATCATGGCAGACATGAAATCCAAGATGCAAGAAAAAGTGCATAAGGTGATGAAAGAGTATTCCACTGGAAAGCTCAAATCATCTTCTGGTCAAAAGGTCAAGTCACGCCAACAAGCAATTGCTATTGGCATGAGCGAGGCCGAGGCAATGAAGAAGAAAAAATAAATGGCAGTGATTTACGTTACCAGAGAGTCTGAGAATCAAAGCGCACAGTTTGTCGCCTTGACGCATAGAAACAATGCTGGCCTACAAATAATTTCTGGTGCTGATGCGCCAGTAATTAATGTAGATGTAAATCACCAGCGCAACCATGATGGCCGTGCGTACTTTGCGTACAAGATTGCACCAGACTCTGCGCCACTTGCAGCTGACGCCAGCATTAATATTGTTTTAGCGTCACCGTCTGGTGTATATCCACACATTACTGTTGACGGTATGTGTTTGGGCGATGCAGAGTTGTATATCTATGAAGGAGCGTCTACAACTGGTGGCACAGCGTTTACGCCAGTTAACAGAAATCGTAACTACGCTGTAAGCAATTCAAGTCAAGTGGCTATGGTGATCAATCCAACAGTAACGTCTGTTGGAACAGAGATTGATGTACAACTTATTCCAGGTGGCTCTGGCAAAAAAGCCAGTGGTGGCGCTGCTGGTTCATTGGAATATGTCCTAAAGCCATTGACCAACTATCTATTTAGATTAACCAATGTAAACAGCGCTGCACACGCTGCGAGTTTAACTTTAGAGTGGTACGAATAATGGCAACCAACATGATCACAGAGGCCGAGAAAGAAATGGAAGGCGAGGGCGAGTACCAATGCCCCCTGGCCACCAGAGACATCAAGACCAATCTCAAAAATAGAAACTGGGCATTTGAGAATGTCGGCTATGGACCAGCCAATCCAGATGACGCAAAAAACAATGTGATATTTTGGATCCGCAAAACCGTGATCTGGAACACAAATATTGATGAGGCCATGGGTATGCGTTGCGGTAACTGCGCTGCGTTTATCCAGACCACCCAAATGCTCGATTGCATCAAGGCAGGCATCGAGGCCAAGAATCCAGAAGAGGAATCTGGCTATGACGAGGACGTAATTGAAACCGCAGGCCTTGGCTTTTGCGAACTATTCCACTTTAAATGCGCCAGCGCAAGAACGTGTGATGCGTGGTTGTCTGGCGGTCCTATCACCGATGAAGAGGAGGAAGAGTCTGATGAATATGAATAAAAAAATCTGGAATCAAGCTCGGCCAAAAAACTTAGGTGAGCCAAAGAAGTTGTCTCCAGCCGATAAGAAGTCAGCGCAGGCAAGTGCCAAAGCAGCTGGGCGTCCCTATCCAAATTTGGTTGACAACATGAATGCAGCCAAAAAGAAATGAGCAAGTTAAAAGATCCTAAAGGTGGTTTGACCGAGGCTGGCAGGCGCAAGTTCGAGCGCTCTGGCGAGAGTAAGAACCTACAGCCAGGCGTCAAGGCATCTAACCCAACAGGGCAAGACGCTAGACGCAAGGGATCTTTTTTAACTCGGTTCTTTACCAACCCCAGCGGTCCACTGGTGGACAAGAAGGGTGAGCCAACCAGGCTGGCGCTGTCTGCCAATGCATGGGGTGAGCCAGTACCAAAGACCGCTGATGCAGCTGCTCGATTAGCAGCCAAGGGTAGAGCAATTCTAAAAAGATACCAAGCAAGCAAGAAAGATTAATATGGCAAAAATGAGCGTTGAGCAAATTCTGCAGCGACACAAAATAGCGCAGAACAAAAAGGATGACTTTCGCAGTCTCTATGAAGACGCCATGGAGTTTGCCCTGCCCCAGCGCAATCTCTACGGTGGCGAGTACGAGGGGAAAGTTGGTGGTAAACGCAAGATGACCAGAGTCTTTGACTCTACTGCCATCAACTCTACCCAGCGCTTTGCTAACCGTCTGCAATCTGGCATCTTCCCGCCACAGCGTAAGTGGTGCAGGCTTGAGCCTGGCACTGACATCCCCATGGATCGCAAGAGCCAAGTGCAGATGATGCTTGATATGTACAGCGACAAGATGTTTAGCGTCCTAAAGCAGTCTAACTTTGACATTGCTATGGGTGAGTTCTTGCTAGATCTCTCTGTCGGCACAGCTGTCATGCTGATCCAAAAGGGTGACGCTGTTAACCCCATCAACTTTATCCCTGTCCCGCAGTACCTGGTTAGCTTTGAAGAGGGCGCCAATGGCCAGGTGGATAACGTCTACCGCAAGATGCGTATCAAAGGCGAGTCCATCCAGATGCAATGGAAAGATGCAGAGATCCCACCAGATCTGCAGCGCCTGATTGCTGATAAGCCAACAGAAGAAGTAGATTTGATTGAGGCCACCGTGCTTAACCTAGACCGTGGTGACTACGGTTACTACGTGATCCATGAAAAGTCTAAATCTCAGCTGGTTTACCGCAAGCTCAAATCTAGCCCATGGGTGGTGTCACGCTACATGAAGGTGGCTGGCGAGATATATGGCCGTGGTCCAGTGCTGACTGCGCTGCCAGACATCAAGACCCTTAACAAAGTCAAAGAGTTATTGCTGAAGAATGCCAGCCTGGCGATCACTGGTGTCTACACTGCAGCTGATGATGGTGTGCTAAACCCAGCCAATGTGAAGATCACGCCTGGGGCGATCATTCCAGTGGCCAGGAACGGTGGACCACAGGGTGAGGCGCTTAAACCGCTGCCACGTGCTGGTGACTTCAACGTCTCCCAGCTGGTGATTAATGACCTGGTGCAAGCAATCAAGCGCACACTGCTCGATGAAAGTCTGCCACCAGACAATATGTCGGCAAGATCGGCCACTGAGGTGGTAGAGCGCATGAAGGAGCTGGCTCAAAACCTTGGCTCTGCCTTTGGCCGTTTGATCAATGAGACGATGATCCCGCTGGTTACCAAGATCCTAGAAGTCATGGACGCTGATGGCATGATTGTGTTGCCCATCCAGGTTAACGGTCTAGAGGTCAAGGTTAGTCCTGTCTCTCCGCTGGCCATGGCTCAGAACATGGACGAGATCAACAACATATTGCAGTTCATGCAGATCACTGCTGGCATGGGTCCAGAAGGCCAGATGGCCATCAAGGCTGGCACTGCCATTGATTACATTGCCGACAAGCTCGGTGTGCCTATCCAGGTGCGTACCACTGGCGAGGAACGTAAAGCGATGATGCAACAGATGGCGCAGGCTGCCATGATGGCACAGCAGCAGCAGGGTGCATTACCAGCGCCAGCAGGCGAGGCTATGGCATGAGTGGCTGGGATGACCTAGAGGCAGAGCCTGCTGCCTTTGAACCTGATCAAGACAGGGTAGATCTGAACCTCCAGGTGGCAAAAACCTTTGCCAGTGCTGAAGGTCAAAAAGTGTTGGCGTGGCTGCGAGAGTTCTATCTTGAGCAACCGTGTTGGCAACCAGGCTCTGACAGTTCGCTGGGTATGTTCCGAGAGGGGCAAAACAGCGTGGTCAGGGATATTGAAAATAGAATCCGAAAGGCTAAACAAAGATGAGTGATGCAAATGACAACCCAGGCCTGCTGGCTGGTGCAGACGAAAGCACAGACCAGCCGATAACCGAGGGCCAAGAGCAGACAATCAGTCACGTACAAGGTGACCCTACCGAGCAAGACGATACCCCACTGGAGCGCCCTGACTTCTGGCCAGAGAAATTCTGGAACAAAGACGATCAAGCCCCAGACCTAGAGGGAATCAGCAAGTCTTACGTGGAGCTAGAGAAGAAGTTCCGAGCTGGTGGCCACAAACCCCCAGAGAATGGCGAGTACGACATTGGCGGTCTAGGCCTCAAAGGTGATGACCCAGTGGTCAAAAGCTATGTGGGCTGGGCGCAGAAGTACGGTATTAGCCAGCAAGCCTTTGAAGACCTGGCACGTGAGGTCACTGGCATTGGCGCTAATAACATAGCAGAAACCCGCCAAAGCATGGCAGACGAGCTGGAGAAACTTGGACCCAATGCCAAGGCCATCATCAACAACATGGCTGGTTGGGGCAGAGGCATGGTGCAAAAGGGTATCTGGAGCCAGGAAGAGTTTCAAGAGTTCACCCGCTGGGGTGATACCGCTGCGGGTATTAAGACCCTGCAAAAGCTCAGAGAAACCTACGAGGGTAGAGTACCCACAGACACATTGAAACCAGACGCTGCTGGCTCATTGTCAAAAGAAGAGCTGGATGCCATGGTGGCCAACCCAGAGTACAAAACAAACCCAAGCTACCGAGCCAAGGTAGAGAAGTTGTTTGAGAAGATGTACGGTTAACGGCAAGCAGTTGCCAACTTTATAGCCAGGTGTAACAGCCTGGCTTTTTTTTTAAATAGTTGACACAATTATAAAAATATGATTTAGAATGTAAGCACTGACAACCGCAAGGCCAGTGACGATAGTAGTCTATCCAGGGGTGCGCTGTAAGGCACAAGTCTTGGCCCAGAGCTTTCTGGACAACCGTTGGCGATAAACATTTCATCAACCGTTTTCTAGGAGAAAACAATGGCAGTTAGTATCTCTAATGCTTTTGTAACCCTGTTCGACACGGAAGTAAAACAAGCGTATCAAGCTGATGCTGTCTTGCGTAATACTGTTCGTCTACGTACTGGCGTTACTGCAAGCACACACAAGTTCCCAAAGATCGGCTCTGGCGTTGCGCAAGTTCGTGTACCACAGACTGACGTCACTCCACTCAACGTCACCTATTCACAAGCAACTGTCACTTTGACAGACTACATTGCTGCTGAGTACTCTGACATTTTCAACCAAGCTAAAGTTAACTTTGACGAGCGCCAAGAATTGGTGCAAGTTGTTGCTAAAGCTATTGGCCGTAGATCAGACCAGATGATCATTGACGCATTGGCAGCATCAAGCACCAGCTTGACCGTTGCTACTAGCATCGGTGGTGCTGGTACAAACTTGAACATGGCTAAATTGCGTGAAGCTGCACGTTTGCTAAACACTGCAAACGTACCCGCAGAAGATCGCTACATCTTGATCCATGCATCACAGTTGTCTAGCTTGTTGTCTGAGACATCAGTCACCAGCTCTGACTTCAACACTGTGAAGGCCTTGGTTCAAGGTGATATCACTACATTTATGGGCTTTAACTTTGTGACTATCGGTGACCGCTCTGAAGGTGGTTTAACTGGTGGTGGCTCTGGTTCTACCCGCAAAGTGTATGCCTATCACAAAATGGCAGTCGGCATGGCTGAGAGCATGGCAATTCGTTCTGAAATCAACTACATCCCTGAGAAAACCTCTTGGTTAGTTAGCTCGATGTTCAGTGCTGGCGCTGTTGCTATCGATGCTGGTGGTTGCGTTGACATCACTTGTACAGAATAAGGAGTACACATCATGGCATTTTCCGCAACAGGCTTTAACGCTATCGGTGGTCAGTCTAAATCTGGCAACGCACCAGCTATTTATAGCTATTCATCAGCTGACGCTCAATCAGTAATTCGTGTCTCTGGCTACTTCAACTCTGTCGCATCAGTGTTGAAAGTCGGTGACATCGTTTTCTGCTACAGCGCTACTGGTGGTACACCAGTTATGTCTACTGCTTATGTGGTCAGCAACGCCTCTGGCGTGGTTGACATTACTGACGGTGTGACCGTAACTGCAACTGATACTGATTAATCAGTAGTCAAGTAAGCAGGCCAACTTCTAGTTATCTGGAGGTTGGCCTTTCTCACATTTTGGGGTGACCTATGGCTAGTGGTGATACAGATCTAAAAGTATGCTCAGACGCCCTGCTTATGCTAGGCGCAAAATCAATATCTTCATTCAATGAGGGTACTGACGCATCTAATATCTGTGATCGCATCTACCCAGACCTCAAGAAATCTACGCTCCAGTCTTATCCCTGGAGCTTTACGTTTAAGAAGGTGCAGCTGGCGCAGACAATCAATACGCCAGTTAACCAGTATCGCTACGAGTACCAGCTGCCATCAGACCGTCTTGGCACTATTCGTAGGGCTTACAACTCCACACAAGTTGGCGCTAGGACATTTACAGACTGGGTTATCCAGGGCGATAAGCTGCTAACCAATGAGTTAGCTGTAGTCATTGACTACCAATATCTGCCCACTGAGTCTGAGATGCCTAGCTATTTCATTCAGCTGCTCAAGTACATGATGACCTGGCACTTGGCAGACCCAATCACAGATCAGATCAGCAAGACCCAGTACTGGCAAGGTATTGCTACTGGTGGACCAGCTGAGAATAACCGTGGTGGTTACTTTCGCACGGCCATGGTCATTGACGGCCAGGGCAATACTACCCAGAGCTTTGAAGACTTTAGCCTAATTGCTGTGAGGAACTAATGACAAGGTTAGTTTCCTTTCAGACTAACTTCAGCAGCGGTGAATTAGATCCGCTGTTGAGGGCTAGGGTTGACTTAAATCAATACCAAAATGGTGCTGAGACACTGACTAACGTCATTGTGCAGCCACAAGGTGGTGTGCGTAGACGTGGTGGCTTGAAGTACTTGTTTGAACTACCAAGCGCTGCAGCACCAGCCAGTGGCACTCGCTCGGTGGCCTTTGAGTTCTCTGTGGATGACAGCTATATGCTGATCTTCACTAACCAGAGAATGTATATCTTTAAGGATAAGACTCAGATCACCAACATCAATGGTGGTGGCCTAGACTATTTGGCGGTTACTGCGGTGACCAGCTCTATTCTGTCAACTATGGTCTGGACTCAGTCTGCAGACACATTGATCCTTGTCCATAAAGATATCCAGCCAATCAAGATTGTGCGTGGTGGTAGTGACTCCAGCTGGACTGTGAGCAATATTACTTTTATCAGTATTCCAAAGTATGCATTCACCATTACTTTGTCTAACCCAGCAGGCACATTGACGCCAAGCGCTAAGTCTGGCGAGATCACTTTGACTGCCAGTTCTGCAGTGTTTAGCTCTGGTTCTGTCGGCCAATACATCAATGCCACTCCGCAAGGTAGGGCAAGGATCGTGGCTTACACAAGCACTACCGTGGTAAGCGCTGTGACCGAGATACCGTTCTTTGACACCACTGCAATTGCTAATGGATCGTGGGAGTTGGAGTCTGGCTATGAGGATGTGTGGTCAAGCACTAAGGGCTGGCCAAGAAGCTGCACATTCCATGAAGGGCGTCTGTACTTTGGTGGATCAAAGACTCGGCCAAGCACCATCTGGGGCAGCAAGGTAGCGCAGTTCTTTGACTTCAACCCTGACCAGGCTTATGACGATGATGCGGTGGAGGCCACGCTAGACACCAACAGCTTGAACGTGATCATTGACATTATCAGTGGCCGTGACTTGCAAGTGTTTACTAGCGGTGGTGAGTTCTATGTCCCGCAAAATGGCTTAGATCCAATCACGCCAACTAACTTCTTTGTTAAGGCCGTGTCTCGCAATGGTGCTAGAGAAGGCATCCGAGTGCAGATCCTGCAGTCTGGTACGTTGTATGTGCAGCGCCAGGGTAAGGCTCTTAATGAGTTCCAGTTCTCTGACACTACCCTGTCCTACGTGAGCCAGTCAATCAGCTTGCTGTCTAGCCACTTGATCAATACACCAACTGAGTTGGCGTTGCGTAAGAACACTAGCACTGAAGAGACAGATACGTTGTTCATGTTGAATGGCGATGGCACGATTGCTAACTACTCTATTCTGCGCCAGCAAAACGTGGTGGCTCCAAGCAAGCTCACTACTGATGGCCTGTTCAAAGACATTGGCGTGGATATCGAGGATATCTACGTGGTGGTCAAGCGCACGTTTAACAGTGTCGATAAGTACTATGTTGAAGTATTTGATAACACGGTGTTTACAGACTGTGCGTTTACTGGTGGTGTGGCCACAACGATATCAAGCCTGCCACACATTGGTAAGACTTTGAATGTCAAAGCAGATGGCTCGGTGCTGTCAGATGAAGTGGTTAGTGGCGGTGGATCTCTGGCTATGGACAGAGCCAGCACCACTAGCTATGAGGTAGGCCTGCCGTTCACGGTGAGCATTGTGACTTTGCCAATTGAGCCGAGACTCCAGGCAGGCGCCAGGACTGGCTTTGTCAAGCGCATTGTTGAGGTCAATGCCATCCTGTATCAGACCCAGCACATCATTGTTAACACTAACCTTGTGCCGATCCGCACCTTGGATACTGCAAGCATCATGGACAACGATGTGCCAGAGTTCACTGGGACTAAGTTGATATCAGGTATCAGTGGCTATGACCAAGACGCCCAAATAACTATCACTCAGACCTTGCCTCTAAAGCTCAACTTGTTGGGCATGGAGTACAAGATTAGCGTGTATGGAGGCACATAATGGGTTTTGAAACAGCACTTTTTGCATCAGCAATACCAGCAGCAGGGGCAGCAGAGGCAGCCTTACTTGCTACTGATGTAGCAATAGGTGGTGGTGCATTGGCCTCAACTGCACCAGTTTTTACTGCTGTAGCCCCATCACTGTTTACTGCATCCAATCTATCAATGGCCAGCAGTGCATTCAGTGCTATATCCAGTGTGTCACAAGGCTATGCACAAGCTGATGCGTATCGTCTGCAAGGCTCTCAAGCAGAGCTACAAGGCCGTCAAAACGCATTGAACTACAACCGCCAGGCATATCAGCTGTTAGAGCGCCAGCAACGTCTGGCAGGCACTGTAAGGGCAAGGGCTGTAGCAGGCGGTGTAGACCCATTGTCTGGCTCACCAATGACCGTGGAGCAGGCCAACGCTTACCGTGCTGGCAACGAGATCCAGATCTTGAATGAGAACGCACAGCTGGCAATGTCTGGTGGCCTGGCTATATCTCAGTCATTCCAGGCTGCAGCAAGTTCTGCAGAAGAGTATGGCTTGATGTCTGGTATTGCCAAGGGAGCGCTGGGCGCTGCTACATATGGCACAACAAGAATACCTAAGAGGGCATAAGACATGGCTACGTTACCCACTTACGAATACGCTGGCGCTCAATACGCCAACTTACCAAGCGTAAGCACTGCACCACAGCAAGTGGCAGCGCAGGGCATGAGTATGCTCGGCCAGCAGTTGGATCGCATGACAGCGTATTTCCAGAATCAGGCTGTGACTGATGCACAAAAGGCTGGCATGAAGTACGCCATTGAGTTGCCACCTACGCTAGAACAATTAGAGATTGCTAAGAAGACTGGCCAGATGCCAGTGGTAGAAGGCGGTGGCCGAATATTCCAAGAGTCTTACAACAAGGCGTCTGCCCATATCTTGGGTACAAACATCATTGCTGACTTTCAGAACCGTCAAGCTGACAGATTGCAAAAGATTGAGTCTGGTGCGCCAGTAGATCTATTGGCTCTAAGGCGTGATCTCAGGGATGATATTGATGGCAATGCATCAATGCTGACTAACCTAGATCCTGAGACATCCATCCAGGTCAGAGCGCAGATGACAACCCTTGGCCATGCTGTATACAAGCAGGCGCTGATGTTCGATGAGAAGGCTCGGCAGGCTGCTTACCAGGTAGACCAAGAGGTGGGTTTGAGCAAGATCAAGCCAGTGCTTGAGAATGTGATTAACTCATACGCCAAGATCAATTTACCAGCTGGTGAACTAGAGCAAGTGCTAGACAATGTACTTAGCCCTTATACCAACTCCACATCTATTCGCTTGGCTGGCAGCAACAAGTATGCGCTTGAGGCTTATAAGATCAAAGAAAATGCCAAGATAAGTGCAATAAGTGCAAAGCTGACTGACAGAGACTTTGCGCCTACAGCTGGTGCAGCGTTCAAGAAGATCCTGGCTGGCGATGCTGGTGAGTTGACTGAGATGTACAAAGGCATGAGTACAGACAGCAAGGATCTGTTGCGTGAGCGCATCATCAAGTCTTTCTCAGATCAAGAGCAGACCAGAAAGATGGACGAGGCTATTGTTAAAGATGCCAATAAGACCAAGGGCAATGCGTTAACCCTAGAGTACTTAACTGCTGGTGGAGCTAGAAAGCGCCAGATCGTAACTCAGTTGGTTGGCCTTGGTGAGATGACATTGCAGTCTGCTGAAGACTTGCTAAAGCCAAAAGATCCAAGTCCTAACCCAGTGCTTACTGGCTCACTGTATGACCAGATCAGACGTGGCACGATCAATAACTTTCAACAACTAATACCTTTTTCAAATCAGTTAAGCAGGGCTGAGTTTGAGTCTTTGAGTAGAACTGTGGTGGATGATCAAGCACGTAAGTCTTATGAGCGCATTGATCGTGTGTCTGGCATTGTGAGCGCCTACGTGGATCCTGGCAAAGTAGTAGCCCAGAAGAAGATTGACATTACAAAACTTTATCTTGAAGAGCTTGCTATAAAAACAAAGAATGACCAGGGCGTTGAAGTATTCCAGAGTCCAGAGCAGGCTGTTACCAATGCTATCAAGCGCTGGGATAGTGACTCTAACAATGGTAAAAAAGAGAAAAAAAGAGAAGATGCTGAAGCCAAAATTAATAAAACATTTGAGACGGAAAGCGTTAAAAAGGCTGGAGCCACGTTACCAAATATGCCAATAGATAAGATTAATTTTGATCAAGTAAAAGGTTTAAAGCCTGCAGAAATTAAGATCTTAAAAGAAGCTCAAAAACAATATATGGACAACATATGAGTATTGAACGAGAACTCCGAGGTAACTGGGATAGCGTTTACTACCCAGCACCAGAGCCTATGGTTGAAGAGGCCATGGCGCTGGTCAGCTGCCAGGCGATGTACTGGTGGCCGAGGCTGGCGGTGGTGGTGCTGCGTTTGGTGTTTATCCTGGCATGGGCAAGCGCAGCCAAAAGAGCAATATTGGCGAGAAGATGATTACTGGCGCACCAGACTTTGCAGCTGGCACAGCTAGAGGCATAGCAACAAGTGCTGGTGGTATCGGTGGTGACTTACAAAAGATTGGTAGGTTTGCTTATGCTTTGGCTGCCGACAATCAAGGTGGCAGTTTCCAAGATAAATTGCAACGTGCTGCTATCACCATGGAAGATCCAACTTTTCTACCGTCTAGTGAAGACTTGAGCAAAACTGGATACACCATCCCAGGCACTAATTTAACAATCCCACCATTCTCACCAGCTGTGCCACCTGGCACTACTGCGTTTGGCATGACTGCAGAAGAGCGCCAGCAAGCAGCGGAGCTTGGTCAAAATGTTGGTGAGTTAGTTGGTGATCCAGTCATGTTGCTCAAAGGTGGCCAGATGGCTGTTAAGGGTGCAGTTAAAGCAGCAGAGACGCTGGCGCCTAAAGCTGGTGAGATGATCATTAAAAGCATGGACAAATTAGGCAGTCCAGTGCAGATGAATCTTATTGAACCAGATATTAATTTCCAGCCTGGTTTAAATGTTACACAAGGTAACAAGATTGGCGTTGAATCAGACCTTAGAGTTAAAGTTTCAACTGAAAACTTAGAACTACCAGAAAAGCCTTTGCTGGTTTTAGAGACTAATAACAATAATGTAAATAGACAAATAGAAAATCTTGATGTTATTTTTAAGAAATTCCCAGATCCAGTTTTGAATCAAAACGCATGGACACAAATACTGTCTTATGCATTTAAATCTGATGAAGTTCCTGTGCCACCATACGCAGCAATTAAAGCATTAGAGTCACCAGAGAATTTAGCATTACCTTTGCGTAAGTTAACGCAAGGACAAATTGATGATGCAAGTGCTGGATTTAAAAATGCTGCCCAATTTAAAGAGTTATACACATCTGGAAATGCAGATGTAGTTACCACTGGTAAGTTATTCTTATGGTCATTCTTGTCTAGGGGTGTGAGTCCTTATGTGCAAGAAGGATTATTTATGGATGCTATCAGTGGCATAGAGCCATTTTTAAAGCAGGCCTCATCAGGTAAATTTGATGAGAAAGATTTAGAGGGCTATTTAAATTGGGCATCAACTATTGCAAGCAAAGGATCTGGTCAACCAGGCTCTGGTGCAATACATAACCTCAATGCATTTGGTAATGACTTTTTAACAAAGTTAGCAGTACCAGATAAAGACAACGTAACTGGATTGCAAAAGATCCATGACATGATGTCTGATGCCAACATGACTGGTCCACAAATTCGTAGAGAGTTTGCAAAGATTGGTACAGGCGTTGGAATTGATAACAAGGTTGTTAGCTTTACTTTGCTAGTAAGTGGCAGAGATGATGTGCTTGTTATTGATCGAGTGCAATTACGTAATCTATGGGATGACGGTAGATTTGCTGACAAGAACCTTTGGGATGGAAGATCTGAAAAACGATTAGTCAAACAAAAAGATGGAACTGAAGTATTAAAGAATGCAAAAGTAGCTGGCACAGCACTGTCTGAAATTACCTATGGTGCTAAAGGTTTGCTGGTTTATGAAACTCTTGAAAGAGCTTTGGCGCAACAACTTAAAGACGCATACAAATTAGTTGGAAGAGAGGGTGATGCATCTTTAGGACGATATCACTGGGAGACATGGGTAGCTGGTTCACAACAAGAAGCAAGCCATGGAACTATTGATGCAATCATGCGAGAAGCAGCTGGAAAACCAGAGCCATTTAAAGGCGTCACTGCAAAACAAGGCGAGTATGGAACTTATGATTTTGGTGCGAAATATGGCCGAGATGAAAGCGGTCCATATTTCATGTACGAAAATTCAAAAGGTGAGCCATATCGGTTTACTGTTCCAGAGTTTCGTGCTATGCTTGATTCGATGAAAGACCCTAAAATAGGGGTTATTCCAAAAGGTTTTAAGGTTTCAACTAGTGGAAATGCTCCATGGTTTGAAAGACCAGAAGTCAACAGGGGAAAATTAGATGAACTCATTGCCAGCAGCGGAACCCCAGCCAGCGATACGTCAGCTGGAAAACAATCTATTTCAACAAATGTTGAAAGTTCAGCAACCAATGGCTCCAGAAAAAGAGCCAATGGAACAACCAAAAAAAGAATAATAGCTGGCCAGCCTGGTCAATCAAGCGGGGGTATTGAATAATGTCATTACAACCACTTGACATCAGACTAGACAAGCTCATTCAGCAAGAGGCTGATATCGAGTCACGCATTGACGCTGCTAGTCAATTGCGAGTAGACCCTGATATTGATGCTACCGTCCCGCCAATACTGCCTGATGCAATTGATCCAGGCGATGGTGTGCAAGTTGCCCAACTTGGTCCCATTGCTGACGTCATTAAAAAACTTAGCAAGGTAGATATCCGCAAGCCACCAGTAGCACCAGTTAGCCCAGAGGCTATCACTGCAGCAGCTGTAGAAGACACCACTAAAGCAGCCCTTGCCACAGGCACTACAACCAGCAGAACCGAGGCAAAGATTGCAGCCAAGGTGGAAGTATCCAAGCAGCCTGGATTGACGCCTGACGCCTTTGTAAGCCAGCGTAAAGACATCCAAGATCTGAGACAGACCTCAGATCCCGCCATGGAAAAGCCACCAGAGCTGGCATTCAATCTGCCACTGATGGCCACCACCGAGGACGTCAAGTCTACGATTGAGACTATCAACCAGGCTGTCGGCATCAAGACTAGGAACATCACGTTTGAAGATGTAAAGACATTAGCCCAGGGCGCTGGCATTGGTCCCAAATTCATAGACGATATTCTGTCTGGCAAGCTACAAGTTAGCCCACAGAATACTTACAAAGCGCTCAATGCCATGGTGGCCAGCGCTAAGAATCTAGATGCATTGGCAGCCAAAGTAGCTGATGGATCTGCAACACCAACACAGCTGGCCGAAATGGCTCAGACAGTGCATTTCCACAGCGTACTGCAGCAAAGTGCTGGTGGTATTACATTTTATAAAAATCGTCCTTTTAAATTTATTCACTATGATATACAGGGGAAAAAAAGAACGTGGAAAACTTAATTAAAATAGCAA